CGAGACTGGTGTTCTGGTCCCCAGAGCACCTCATTGCACCTATGTTTGCCTTGACAGTGCCATCGAAGCACCTTGCAACACCGTAGTTGGCCAGCTGACATCTTAACAGAGACAACAGAAGGCGGTCACCGGCAAAAATCCCGGCATAGACACTATGCTCGAACCGCAGGAGTGTGCGCCCAATTGTCTGATCAAATCGAGAGGCGTCCAGGCCTATACAGACCCAGCCAGCCCGCAATTTGTCCACTATCAATTGGGCCTTGCCCTCCTGCGTGAGACCTTTGGCGATGACAGCAGTGCTTGATCCGACCACGGAGCGCAAAGCGTCAAAAATCTTGTGTTCAACGGCGACGGTATACCGTCCCAATAAGTAGTTGAACCTAGGATCACGAGGCGATATGATCCTAGGCACCTGCTGCTTGTCCCACACAGTATTCTCATACTTTGTGAAAAAGCCCAGCTGAGCAAGCTGTCCCAAAGTGCGCGGCTCATCCAGCAACTGCCTCCGTGCATTAGCATACAGCACTCGCTTGGAACCCGACCTGGAATCCACAAAAGCGGACCCGGTCAATCGGCTGCAAACCCCGACTGCAGAAATGACTTCATTGGCCAAGCTAGACAAGTCATCGCAACTCCGTGAGCAGGTGGGCTTGAGTGTACCACGGTCGTCAAGGTAATACACTCTTTCCTTTAAGCCCGAAACTACGTTCTGGATGGTCTTGCCAAAAGGCACGACCTCCTTCAAGGTCATCAAATGGCGCACCCGGTAATGCGCTCCCGTGCGATACCGCAGAGGAAGCCAGGTCCTCACCACCATCCCCGGTGCCAAGGGAGCCTTACTCACATAGACCGTGGGCCTGACTTTCTCGCGGCAGCACTATACTCCCGTGCTCCCACCAATTCTGCCAACAGACCTCATCAGGGCCTCTTCTTCACGCACTCTCAGCTGAGAGTCCAACACAACAAACACTGCCAAAACCATAGCGTCTATGTGCTGAGTGATGTGGGAGGCCCTCATACCATGCGAGGTCATCGCTCTCACCATGTAAGCTTTAGCCAAAGCCTTGTTATAAGGCGTGGCCTCGCGGTGATTGTAGTGAAGACGAGCATCAGCGACGACGTCGGACAAATAGGGCCCGCTCACGCCGGCCCCGTCGAATGGCCTGTGGACGTACTTCTTCTTCTTAGTAACGCGCACAGAAACGCCCTCCT